TCTTTAGATATTGTCACATCATTTATTGATACAATTAGTTCGTAGGAGGAATTATGACGGCAGTAGTAAATGGAATCCAATACATCGGAGGCAGTGCAGCCCCTGATGAATTTATAAAAAATCAAGCAGGTACAATTGATGGCACACAAACTGTTGAGAACGGTGTTTTGGCAGGGCCTATAACTGTGCCTGGCACAATTACTGTAACAGGAGTATTAGTCATTGTCTAAAATAGAAGTAAACGAAATTGATAAACAAAGTGGTTCAACTTTAACTTTAGGTGGATCAGGCACAGCTGTAACTTTAGCTTGTGGTGCTACTCAATCAGGTTTCGGTAGAACTGGCACAGTAGATTGGCAAACAGGGTCTATTAAAACTACAACATTTACAGCAGCAAACGGGGAAGGTTATTTTTGTGATACTTCAAGTGGTACATTTTCATTAACTTTACCATCATCACCTAGCGCTGGAAATATAGTAGCTTTACAAGATTATGCAAATAATTTTGGAACAGCTAAATTAACTTTAGATAGAAATGGTTCTAATATTAATGGTTCTGCCTCAAATTTTGATTTGACTACAGATGGTACTGCTTTAACTCTTGTTTATGTAGATGCAACCAAAGGATGGTTAGTTGTTTATGAGGGAAGTACTACTTCTTTAGCAAAATTTATTACAGCAACAGGTGGCACAGTTACAACTGTTTGCACAAATTTTAAAGTTCACACATTTACAGGACCAGGGACATTTTGTGTTTCTTGTGGTGGAAACTCAGGTGGCTCTAATACAGTTGACTATTTAGTGGTTGGCGGTGGTGGAGGCGCCGGTGGTGACCGAGGCGGTGGAGGCGGTGCTGGAGGATTTAGAGCATCTGCCGGAACCACAACTGGTTGTTATTGTGCAGGTCCAGGACCTTTAACAAGTCCAGTATCAGCTTTACCTGTTACAGCTCAAGCATATCCAATAACTGTTGGAGGTGGTGGTCCAGGAAGTCCAGGATCTAATGAACCAAGCACGGCAAGAACTGGTGCTAATTCAATTTTTTCAACTATAACCGGAGCCGGTGGTGGAGGTGGAATGAGTGCTAACAATCCAGAAAAAGGACAACCAGGAGGTTCAGGTGGTGGAGCAGCTGGATCAGGAGGAACAAATCCTGGAGATAAAGGATCAGGAAACACTCCTTCAGTAACTCCTCCACAAGGAAATGATGGGGGGATAGGTTATGATGGTCCATCTCCAAGTTCTGGAGGTGGTGGAGGTGGAGCAGGAAATGCAGGTAAAAACGCAGGTCCAGGTCAAAATCCAGCTCCTAGTAATCCATCAAGTAATGGAGCAGGTCCAGGTGGAATAGGTGTTTCAACATCAATTACTGGTTCAGCAGTTAAACTTGCTGGAGGTGGTGGAGGTGCTCACCCAAATGCTCATACAGGACAATGGGGTTTTGGAGGAACAAATCCAGGTGGAGACACAACACAGCCTCAGACGGTAAGATTTGGAGCAGGTAATGGAGCACAAACTCCAGGTAGTACAGGATGCGCGGGTACAGCTAACACAGGTAGTGGAGGCGGAGCAGGTGCTTGTGGTGGAGCAAATGGAGGATCTGGTGTAATAGTAATAAGGTATAAATTTCAATAATTATGACAAGTACAATTAAAGTAAATACAATAACAACAGAATCAGGATCTACATTAACTGTAGGTGGATGTGGAAAAACTGTTGCTTTAGCATCAGGTGCATCACAAACAGGTTTTGGTAGAACAGGAACTGTAGATTGGCAAACAGGAGATATTAAAACATCAACATTTACAGCCGTAAATGGTCAAGGATTTTTTGCAGATACATCTTCTGGTGGAATTACAATGAACTTACCAGCAGGAACTGCAGGTAATATTGTTTCTGTCGTTGATTATACAAATACATTTCAAAATAACGCTTTAACAATCACACCCAATGGCTCACAAAAAATTGGTGGAATTGCAGCATCACAAACATTATCAACAGAGGGACAATCAGTAACTTTTGTTTATGTTGATGATACAGAGGGTTGGAAAAACGTTCAAGATTCAACATCTAATGTAACAGGTAATCCTTTTCTACAAGCAACAGGTGGAACAGAAACAATCTGTGGAAATTGTAAAATTCACACTTTTACAGGCCCTGGTACTTTTACTGTAAATCAAGTCTCATCAAACTGTGCAGCAGAAAACACAGTTTCTCATTTAGTTGTTGCTGGTGGTGGCGGTGGTGGTGGCGGAAATGCATCTGGCGGTGGCGGAGCTGGAGGTTTTAGAGAAATCAAAACACCAATAACACCTTACACAGCTAGTCCTCTGGATGGTTATCCATCTGCTCCAAACAGAGTTACAGTAACAGCACAAGCTTATCCAATAACTGTAGGTGGAGGAGGATCTGCTCCTTCTTCAGGTAGTAATTCAATTTTTTCAACAATAACAAGTGCAGGTGGAGGATCATCAACTGCTAATGGTGGATCAGGAGGAGGAGCTTCATATAATCAAGTTGCTGCAGGAAGTGGTAATACTCCTCCAGTTAGTCCACCACAAGGAAATGGTGGTGGAGGCACAGTAGGAGATAATACAACTGCTCCAGGAACAGGAGCAGGAGGCGGTGGTGGA